TTTACTACAAGACGATTATCTTTAATATACATTTCTGGCATATATGATAAATTGTTTTCATTATTTCTTTCTGTAAACTCGTAATTGTAAGTAGACTCTATTTGTTTTTTTTTAAACTCTAAAGGATTTTCTTTTTCTTTAGATTCTGTTAATTGTTTTAATCTGCTTTGTTCTGGATATGAAGTAAAGGTTTCACCTTCTCCTTCATTTAAAAGAGCCATTGCTCCCATCCCACCACCAATCATTCCTAATGTTCCTTTTAAAAAACTCATTATTCCTCCAACCTTAACATTTCTTCATTCATTTCTCTAGAGGTGTTTCTACGTTGATCAAATTCTGCTATATCTTCTTTAGCTACTTTAAGATCATCGGCTAAACGTGTTTGATATAGTTTAGCTGCCATCTCTACTTTTGCTTCTGCTTTTGCAAGTTTCTTTTCAAATTCTTTTACTTCCACACGCTTACGATCATGTAACGATTCACGTTGTGCTGTCTGTAAGTCTCCTTTAAGGTTTTTAATTTCTTCAGCTTGTGCTTGAACCTGTTGTTGCATTTGTTTCATCTGCCCTACTCTTTCTAATACTCCTTCCATATCTGCAACATCGGTTTGCTTTAGCACTTCTGTCTGATCAATTAATCCTGAAGAATACAACTGCATATAGTATTCAAATCGTGCCCACCTGTTAGAAGGTAACGTAGAACCTGATAGTACAATTACATCATATTTGCCAACAGTAATATCATTTACTTTACCCATCAGATTACCTACATCATCATAAAGGGGATGATTAATCTGTATTTCGGTAGGGCGATTGTTTGGTTGCATCAACCTAAATACTTTTTGATCTGTATAAACATACTGGACTAAGCCTACAACTACTTTTGCTAATTGGTTAATACATTGCTCTATATCGTCTTTTTTAGATTTAATTCTTCTTTGTCCATATTCATCTAAGGCTACTGTGCCTTTGAATGTTTGTGGAGCAGCTCCCTGATCTCCTTGCATTAAAGCATAGATACCTAAGATTCGTTCTATATCAGCACGTGCATCTGCTTCGTTTTTATATAATTCGTTTGGTAAAGGTACAGGAGCAGCTACAATAGGTTGTCCTAATTCAGGATCAAACTCAATAACAGCAGTACCTGCTTTTCCCCACTCTGCTTCTAGGTTTGCTTTATTCATACTTCCTCTAGGTATTAATAGCTTTACATTTGTAGAGCTAGAAGCATGAGCTACAATAAGAGAACGTATTTTATTTACGTACTCCTGCAACCCTTTTACCAATCGTACATCACTCATTGGATAAGGATTGCGGTTAAATCCATTCATAAAAGGCACAATTGGATATTCTTCAATAGGTAGGTCTACTGTATATAACTTATGGTCTCCTACACTAACACATTGTTGAATATTCGTAATTTCTATTTCATTGACTAAAATTTCTTCTGCTTCAATCAAATGCCCTTTATTCATTACATCAATAGTTGTAGTAGAGTTAGGGATAGCTCCTGAGTGCTCTTCTCCTGCCATAGGTACATTTTGACCTGTTTGAGGATCCATCATTAAATGAAACTTTGTACTCCCCAATTCTTCTATGATTTGCATATATGTATTTACATTTTGCTTATCTGTATAAATCGTTTCACCTTCTGTATTTGTTACCACTACCGCAGGTTCTTGTTTGTACTCTTCATACTCTACTTCATTTAATACTTTTTCTTCATTGCTTCGAGGATCGTATAATTTGTAATAAGGATTCTTTACCTTCGTATAACGTTCAAAAAGCTCAATCTCTCTTTCTCCTGTAATCGAAGATCCTGTTTGTCTACGTTTTAACGTAACATCTTCTCCATATAGAGAATGCCTAGAATCCGATACAGTGTTTAAATAACTTGTTTCAGCACTTTCTCGTATCGTTTGTTCAAATTCAGGATACATAGAAATCAACTGAGTTTCTGAAATGATTTTACCTACAATAATGTGAGCTGCATCTCTGCAAAAAGGATCTCTACTACTAGGATCAATAAATAATTCGAGAGGACTGATGGCTTGTATTTTAACTTCTCCAGAACCGAAATCTGCATCAGGATCAATATATGCCATCATCGCTCCCATGCCCATTACATAATAATCATCTATTGCTTGTTTTAGCTCTACATTGCCATTAGAGCCATCCCAAATATATGCCATGAGGTCTGAAAACATTCTTCCTACTTTTGCATCACTGTTTTCTCTAGCGGTAGACTGGAATTTAGGATTGTTTGCAGTCAGCATTGCTTTTGCTTGCTCTACTGCACTATAAATTACATTAACAACCAAAGGTTCCTGTGCACGTTTACGTAACGCAGATACTTGGTCGTCTGTCCACTGTTTTCCATTACGAAATTCGTTATCTTCTACAGCTTGCTTAATCCAGTTTTGTCTAGCAGACGAATAATCTGATAGCAAATCTTGAGTAAGCTGGACTTCTTCTGGTTTTGATGTGTTATTATGCAATATAAAAAGTGACTTTGCCTTATTAAACTAATACTTTAACAAAAAGTTCCATATTATGCAATCTTCCAACTTATATCGTCTATGTCAACAGAAGACTGTTTAGGTTTTTCTTTTTCTATACTTTTGTGGTTTGGTGGAAAACATTTTTTCATAGCGTAAAATAATCCATCTAATAAATCATCATGTTTTCCTCTAGGATACAGAAGGAGTTCATCTCGTAATTCTTCCATTGACTTTAACATATACATTTTCTTTTGTGCAAAATAAGGTTGCATTGTTTCTAATCGTGAAGACTTGCTGGTTCGAGGACTCTCTTTTATCTCTAATCCTGAAATAAATATTTTTTCTTCTTCACAACGTTGTCGTAGGTATTCTCGTAACATCTCCTGATAGCCTACACTCTCTACTCGTACTTTTACAGGTTTAAATAGCTTGAAGTACTCAATAATGCTTTCTGCTAATTGCATAGGGGTTGCTCTCTGGCGGTAATACTGGAGAATATACCTATTGTTGTTTTCGTCTACTGCTACAGGCATGATTACAGAATAATCTGCTGTCTTGCGTACCGAAGAAGCTGGATCAACCCCCATGAAGACATTTACGGGAAATTCCTTATCTGCATTATGCAAATAATGATTCCCTGTTAAATCTATTTTTAATTTATAGTCATGGTACTGGATATAGGATTGTTGAAATAACTGGTCTTCATCTCCAACAATTTGACACATATACTCACGAAAGAAAACAGAAGAACGACCAATGGACTCTAGTTCTTTCTTTTTTTGTAATAATTTTGATATAGGTTGCCACTCTTCCCATAATGCTTTTTTATTGTCAATGTCAGGACTGAAATGCATATTCTCCCATCCTTCCATTTGCTTTAGTATCTCTACCAAGCATCGTTGGTGTTGAGGAGTACCAATTACAATAATCTTTCCTTTTTGCGGATCCAATGAAGGAACAGCACTCTGTAGCAACCAACGAAGATTCTGCTCCATTGCTTCTGCTGTTTTGGTATTGTTCTCATCTTCAGGATCATCTACAATAATAAGCGTAGGGCGTTGACTACCTACTTTAATTCCACGAAGCTGTTGTCCAGTACCTTTACAAATAATCATAGAACCGTCTTTTAATTCTATTTCTGTTTTTGACCATTGCTTTGCACTATGTTGCCCCCAGTATCCATAAATCTGTCGAAAGGTTTCTGAGAACTCTAAAGTGTCTTTAATTGTACCTAAAAGCTTAATGGCATGATCTTGTGTTCTAGAGACTAGTACAATAAGCTTTGCCCCACTGTCATTCATAATATGGAACAATGGATATACACCTCCAACGATAGAGGATTTAGCGTGACCACGTGGGGCAATAATATTAATCTGTTTTTTTGTATCGTCGATTAACGATTCTGCAATCTTATAATGAAATTCTGGAGAGGCAGCAGAAAACATATTGGACATAATTACTTTTCCAAACATAATCATATTTTTACTTAACTTGTCTTTGATGTAACTACGATGTTTTTCTGCCACTATCGTTTTCTTTTTTTTGGTTTATAAGGACACTTCGTCATGTTTACAATTTTTGTTTCTTCTAAAATACCCGTTTTAAGACCGCAATGTATGGAAGTCTTATATGTACCAGCAAACGGACACATCTTGCTCTTTAAGGTGCAAAATTCAGCCATTTAAAGATATTCTGATAAATAACTATCGTAGTAATATCCAGATGTTTCCATTTCTTTCAAGGCATCCATTGCTATCGTAGATAAAAAAGCAGGATCTCCTTCATGCATTACAGCAATCACGTGTAAGGCACGAACAGCAATCTCTAGCTGCTGATGAAGTAGGTTATCGCTATCTAGATTTTCATATTCTTCTACAAATTCACTCAATGGGTTCATTTTTCTCTAATTTCCTTTGTAATGTTAGTTTTTTTTCTTCTTTGGCTATAGTGTCTGCAATTTGTTTAGAAACATCTACTTGTACAGTGTCTGTAATCATTTGTTTATTTGGCTTCATTTCTAATAAGTCTAATAAATAGTCATTTGCCTTTAAAAAATTGTTTACATCCCCTTTTTCTTCTGCCATAGCTAAGGCACGAATAATATTATCCAGTGCAAATTCTTTATTTATCGACTTATCGTGCAGTAATTCTTTAATTTTCTTTTCTATCATACGTTTTGTTACTTTTTGTTTGAGGAATCTTCTAACGGTTGCTGCTGGAGTCTGTTGGTCAGGTCGATAGATTTGTCCAAGAGTGTTAAAGTCAATCGCATTGCTACCCAATAGCATATTTGCGTAAGCATTAATAGTATTTTTGCTCCTTGTCTTATTGATTTCTTCATCATCCCATGTCCTCTTAGGGTTTGTTTTGCTATATACTCTATATTCGTGATTTATTAAAAAATTTATTTTAGAAAAACTAGAATCCCAGCCTACCCCACAAGTAAGTTTAATGAACGTTTTAACGTGACCACCTTTATCTGTATAGCTTTTGCGATCAAAACATTCAGATATAAAACCATCATCGGTTAATGCCCAGTCTCCTACCTCTGCTTGTTTCCAAGGTACATAGGAAATCTTTTTATTATCCGCTTCTGCTTTGGAATACACAAAGTATTCATTTGTTTTTCCTTGTATTCTTCTTTTTATTTTCACTAGTGGAGCTATACTACCATATAGCTATATGGTTCATGTAGCTATATGGTTATATATATATTTATATATATTACTATTAATCCATACTCTTCTTATCAGAATGATCTACACCAATCTGTTGAGCTATAATTTTAGATACAATTTCATATTCTGCTTCAATTGCTTCTAGGTTTAATTCTTGTCTATTTACTATTTCTTGGTATTGATCTTCTGTCATTGTCTTCTGTTCCCACTTTCCTGTGTTTGCATTCAGCACTTCGTATTCTCTAGGTTGTTTTTTATTCATGTATTACTTTAAGTTAATATTGCTATCTATAATAATACAATGATTTAATTTAAATAAAGTTCCATGTACTCTTTTAAAAAGTTATTTTAGAATGGGAGTGGAAGGAACATGTTACATGGTACCCCCTACATTTTGGGTTGCTTAGTACTTATTAGGTTGAGTTGACTTTTTTAGTTCCACTTACCTACTAGGTGTAAGCAAGCTTACCCTAATTGCTTTCCCTATACGAACACGCACGCAAGTATCTACTAATCCATACACATCTCTAGTGTACATACACACATACTACCACTTACGCTACTGTCTCCTTTATCTCTGATAATACATATCACTACTTAACAAAGGAGAGCTATGAACCTTATAAAAACTATATGCAACATCTTAATATGGAGTTTTCTAACGACATCACTTATCGTTGGAATTTCTTTAACCGTAGTTCTATTAACACATTAAACAAAGGAATAGTTATGAAAGATATTAAAGAGTCATTAAAACTAACTGGCTGGTATGCACTAGGAGCTACTGCCATTGGAGTAAGTAAAGTAATCAACACAGGTAGGTCTATCGCACTTGAACTAAAGAAAGGCACACCTCAGGAATTTGTACGCTATACCAATCAAGATATAGCAAAGACATTTAAAAGCAAATTCAGCAAAGCAACCCCAAAAACAGAAGGATAATCATAGTACTAAGTAACACAAAAATTAAAGGGAGGACTACTTCCTTTATGTCTGGCAATTATGCCACTTAACCAAAGAAAATAGGAGAATGTTATGAAAACATTAAAATCAATACTAACTCAATTAAGAACAACAGCTAACAAAACATCACAAGCTGGATACAATAGCTTATGGTTACAAAGATCTAAGCAAGACGGTAAGGAATGGATTAATCAACCATTTAGCATTGGACAAGCAGTAGAAGACAAATCTACAGAATACATCTACAACGTCTGGGTAAAATGCACAGATGAGGGTGTAGAAGAAATGGATAAATTTGTAGAAACTGAACTAATACCAAATGGTTTGAGTCTATTTATAGACAGAGAAACAAACGAACCAATTGAATATCTAGCAAAAGATAAATCAGCTGTACGGTTTATGATAGCTAGGTCTGGTTTAGAGTCTTAACATCTAAGAAAAGAAGTACAGGGAGACATCCTTGTATTTCTTTTTTAAAAAGGTGCTTACGCCCTTTACTTTTATTTAAAAGCCATGTGCTTACGCTCAAATACTTTGAGGATATGGGTACAATGTTTAACAAGCTTCTGCTAATCCAGATTTAAAAACTTAATTTTACTCATGCTAGATTTTCCCGTAATATCGTATAAAACATATACTATAGCATGAACACTAGAACCATCTTTATGTTTGTATGCAATTCGATGACTAGTCGTACAACTAGACAAACCTAATTGTTTAGATGATTTGAAAAAGTTTACAGTTTTCGCATGGTCAGTAAAACTAGCCTCAGAATTTTTATAATCTAATTCATTATAAACAACACCTTCCCACTCAAGGCTTTCTATATCTC